AACGTGCGCGGGCAGGCGTTCACCTTTACCCATCGCGGGTTCTGCTATGCCCTGGTGCCCAAGCATGTTGTCGGCGGCCGCGGGCGTTTGAGCGTCATGACCGGGGTGCCGCCGCGAACCGGCACGGCGGATATCCGCCTTCGCCTTGCCGATACGGACATGGCGCTGGCGAGCGTCACGGGGCTGAGGCGCGAGGATTGCGGATCCGATATCGACGCCCTGCGCGACACGCTCCGGCCGGTGCTGACAGGGTCGGCCCCCGCCACACTGACGACCGTGCTGCCCGGCGGAGAGCCGGAAACCATCGATGTCACCGTCGCGCTGGCCGACTACGAGCGGATCGAGGTTCAGGCGGTCCGCCCCGGCGACCGGAGCCGGATCGCACCGGGGGACTCGGGCGCGCTGATCGCCGTGCGCGGCGTGCCGGTCGCGCTCGGCATAAAGCTGCTCGATGCCGGGACGGCCAACGAGCGTGTGCTCGCCCTGAGGCTCGACGATCTCAAGGCCCGTATCGTACGCTTTTTGAGCGACGGCGCGCTGGGGGCCGCGTCCGTTGCGGCCCCGGATGCGGCCGTTGCCTTCGAGGTGGTCGAGTGGAGCGGCCGCCCGCTCGATCCCGATCTCGATCCGCGCGGCCTGGTGAGCCCCGGCGGCGCCCCGTTCGTGGCGGAGCACGGCGGACGCGAGGTGCGTCTTGTGCTGCGGCTGACCGGCGAAGGCGGTCGCGCCCCTGTTGTGAGCGGCGTCCGGATCGAGGGAGGCGGCGCAGAGGGGGCAACCGCTCCAAAGACCCTGCGGCTGCGCCAGCCCCGGCGGCAGGCCGATCCCACGCCCCGGCGGCTCAACACCGGTTCTATCGCCGCGGACGGACGGGGCACCGTTCCCGTTTCGCCGCGCCGGATGGAATGGCTGGAGGTGACGGTGACGGGCGTGTGGGACCCGCAGCGGCCGCTATCGATCGAAACGCTGACGGTTCTGGGAGAGTAGCGGCGCGCGTCCGGCGCTTATTCGACAAGGACGATGCGTGCGGGGACCGGAACATTATCCCGGTAGCGGAGCGTGCCTTCCAGAATCCCGTCGTCGTTCAGATCCAGGTTTCCGGCTCCGTAGGTCCAGCCGCGCAACGATACGGACGTGTTGGACAGAGACAGCGCACAGTTGTCACCCCCCAAAAACTTCCAGCATCTTGCCTTTGCATCGAACGGCGCGGTCGTGAACTGATAGTAGCCCGTTTTGCCGTCGGCACTGTAACCGCCGGCGAGCCAGTTGAGATAATAGCGCATTCGCGTCCGGTCTTCGTCGGCGCGCGTCAGGTCGATCTCGATCCGGAACGGCCCGCCCGCATCGAACACCGCCTTGAGCGCTTCCTGCCGCAGCAGCGGCCGGGCGGACAGCAGCCCGAACTCCATGGCCCGCCGGACAAGCCGCGGCGACCCGGAGCCGAGCATGAAGCGCATCACGCGCAGCGAGCGCTCGGTATCGGTGCCGTTCAGCACTTGTTCGAACTCTTCAAGGTCCTCATCGCGCACCTGCTCTGAAGCCAACTCCTGCTCCTCCGCCGCCAGGAAATCGTCGAACGTCTGAGCGCCGGCGGCGCCGGCGATTGCGACTGTGCCTGCGAGCGCCATGCGCATCACCAGCCCGAACGTCCTCATGCCCTTTATCCTCATCTTCTCCCTCTTGTTCCTGCCCCTCGGTACGGTAAATCCTAGCAGTGGGGCCTCGTGTTTTGAAGTCGGGTCCCGCAGTCCGGACGCGCGTTTACACCGCAGCGAATGTCCGGTTCCCGGCCATGTTTCGAATTCAACGCATCGCACCGAAGGTCTCGGATGGGCTCTGAGCCGACGTTTGCTGCATCGTGAACCAATGTCCGCTCCATTAATTCTCGTCGAACATTTCCGAAAGAAACTCTGCGGATGTCGGGACGCTGATGCGATCCAGTTTTAATGAATGCAGGTCATCACCTTTGGCCAATCGCCTCATGAAGCCAGCATCCAGTATGCCTGCACGATATAGCTTGATATCGTGCTCGTAATCTCTTGGCCGCTCCTGATTGGAGAACTATGCTAGGCTATAAGGTCTGCTATAAATTCATACTTGCCGTTTTTTGGCGATCAAGCGGTCCCCCACCCCACGCGTCGGCTCTTTTCTGAAAACGGCTGGAACGCGCATCTGATTCAGCAATTCTGTCACTGTAGACTTGCACAGGCATCTATTGCATCTATAGTGCTGCAAAGTGTTTCTAGATTAGAAAAAATATCTCATTTTATCAATATTTTGAGGGAACAATGGCAGTAACTGTAACGATAAATAACGCAAAAAACATAGGCCTAGATTTCGTTATCGGTACTTTAGATTCGATATTAACAGACAATCCGCCTGCCTTTTTTTCAAGCGAGTTAATAACATATTCCGCAGAAACGACCAGCTACGACGGAATCGCAATAGATGTTGTAACACGGGGAACCAATTTCACTCGTGAGTTGATTGATGGCACATTTTTTCAGACTGGTGGTAGGATCAATAGTGTTGTTGTATCTTCTAACAACGAAGAACTTTTCACGATTCTACCGGCGCTTGAGTTCAGCGATATAGCGTCAATTTATATTGCTGACGAGACGGGTGTGCACCCCACCGGACTTGAAGAATATTTTATGGCGCTACCTTGGGTGGTTACGCTTTCCAATCAAAATGACTCAGCGGTGGAAGGAATGCTTGTCGGAGACAACGCAAACTTCAACCTTACGAATAATGATTTGGTTCTAGCTCTTGCTGGTGATGATCGTTTCTTCGGCGGCGATGGTCACGATACGTTCAATGGCGGGTCTGGGGACGATTGGTTCGATGGCGGAACGGGTGTCGACAGGGCGGCCTTTATAGGCACAAGAAGTGACTACGCTGTATTCAGGGCCAATGATGGTGACATCTATGTTGCAGACAGCATTGGCCAACGCGACGATACTGATGTTTTGACAAACACAGAACATTTAGTATTTGACGAAAGAACAGTCAGCTTGGACGAGGCTTTGATCGAGCCAACTGATCCCGACAACAGCGCCTACCAAATTTACCGTTTTTATAATACGGAGAGCGGCTCGCACTTCTTTACGACCAGTATTGCTGAACGCAACTCGATAATCGAAAATCTGAACGGACTGTCCTACGAGGGGAATGCGTTTGATTCCAACGTTACGGATGTAAACGGAACTGCCGTCTTCCGATTTTACAACACTACAAACGGAGTGCATTTTTATACAGCCGATGCGGGCGAAGCCGCGAGTATCCGGCAGAATATGAGCAACCTCCAGGATGAAGGCATCGCCTATTACGCATCCGCAGATGACAGCAATGGCGGCACAGCTTTGTTCCGGTTTTTTAACACACAGAACGGTAGCCATTTCTTCACGCTGTCAGAGGCCGAGCGCGACAACATCGTCGCAACGCTCGGCCATTACAGTTATGAAGGCATCGCCTTCTATGTTGACCTCGCGTAGCAGAAACGAGTATTCGCTCCCTAATTCCGTTTTGAATAATCCGAACATTTCACTGCCTTTGTGCCGTCGTCGTAGGTTTTGATGACAGGCATGGAAGTGAAGTCCAGATGAGAGCAAATGCGAACTGAATGAATGCAGTTGGCGCAAAGACCGCCTTTAGGCTGATGCATGCTCGGCTCCGTTACAGTTATTGGGGAACATCAGATTTCTGAATAAGCTGAAACGTCGGAAACCGGCTACTGCTCCAACTCTCAATTTCATATCCACATACTTGACAATTGAACTTGTCTTGATCCCTAACCATGGATTTATGCTCTCGCCGGAGATACACGGCCCCGCACCGGCACTTAACCTCTTTTTCTGACAATTTCATCTCCCTCAATTCGCGCACTGTTCTATAAAAGATACTGAAACCCCTGCCTTACTCTTGGCGGAGTAGTCGCCTGTCTGCTGCTGATAAACGCTGATAGAGCGATCAACGCAGCGATCATACTCGGATGGTTTTAGGTAAATCGCTGCTGCGATCACTACCGCGCCGAATGCAACAGCCAGGGGCATAGCTAGTTTCAAGTTTTGATCCTTTATTGATCGTCAGAGTTCCGCTTTTCGGTCTCAAACCTGACAACAGCACCGACAATCAAGCCAAAAACTAACGCAACACTGTACATGCCAAGTACTGCCTGCAGTGGAGCTAGAAACATCCCAAACCCCTGCGGTCGGTAGTCTCCATACCCGAGTGTTGTCCACGTTACCGTCGAAAAATATAAGGCGACCGCTCCGTCCCGAACTATATCACCTCCGGAATTGAAGACTCCTGACCTAGCATACGCATCGGCGAACACAACGATCGTCAAGTAATTCAAAAATACTAAGTTTAAAATGAACCGAAGACGAAATCCCTCTAGAAGAACGTCTTTTGCTGCCCAATAAAAATTAGACAAAACCAACATCGCGACAAACAAAACCACAGCATATTGAAATATACCAAGATCGGAGTTTTCATTATAATCATTTATTAGTAGAAATGGCGTCAGAACTAGAGATGCCAATAGACCAGAAATTACTCTCCTGTAACGTTCATAAAAATCACTAAGATTAAGCTTTTTCATCATCTGCCGCCATTTTCAACAAAAATGCTTTACGTTCTTCCTCAAAGTGGCGGCGTAAGGTGGCGACCGCATAACCGTATTTTTTGTGCAGATCCCGCCAACTCATGGTTGGATCGGCCAGATCCTTGCGAAGCGCCCGGAGTTCCTTCTTGTCCATGCGCTGCAAGAGCGTCGGAGGCCCAGGCTTAAAGCCGCGTTTCCGCGCCGCTTCCATTCCGGCTTTCGTTCGTTCAGCCGTCAAATCCCGCTCCAACTGCGCCAGCGATGCCAGCAGGTGAAACATGAATTTGCCCATGGCTGTGCGGGTGTCGATGCTGTCTTGCAGGCTTACGAAATTGACTTCCCACTTCTCGAAATAGGCCATCAATTCGATCAACTCAGCAACACTGCGGCCCAAGCGATCCAGCTTCCAAACAACCAGCGTGTCACCCTCTTGAAGGTGCAGTTTCAGTATTTCCAACTGCCGCCTTTTCACGCCGTAAGCTGATCGCTTCTCCTGAAAGATCTGACCGCAGCCATAGTCCTTCAAAGCCCTGATTTGAAGGTCCAGGTTCTGGTCTTCCGTGCTGACACGGGCATAACCGAACACCTTCGTTTCCACACCGTGTTTATTCGTCTTCTTTTCCAAACCTGATCACACCCGGTCAATTTCTGAAGCGTTTTCCCTTCTTAAATTGAGTCACGAACCTTGTCCACTTTGTTAACATGTGGTAAACAACAATTCAAACACGAACTGAGTCACATAAAAGACAGCAGTTTTCCAGCCAACTCCGCGACCGACAGATGACCGACGCGGCTGGTTTTAGAGGGTGTCATCTGGAGGTAGTCGGTTGCCGCCTCAGAGCCGAACGTGGACGCCCGGGTGCAGGCGTGACAGCCGGGAGAGAACCGGCACCGAATTTCGAACGGAAAGGCCCCTTTCATCGAAAAAGCCTTCTGCCGCCATGAAAAACATCGAGTTTTGCAACCCACTGAGATCAGCTAGCAAGGAACTGCGTCTCCGTAGCCGCTCCTACAACCCTCATCACAACCTAGCCAAAAATACACTTCAGTCGTAACAAGAACTAGAGTGTATTTCAAACTACAGATGCCGGAGTTATGAAGCGAAATCAGACGATGTCAATAAAGTACGCCACCCCTTCGTAACTGTAGTTACCTAATGTGCTGATGATGTAATCGCGCTCCGCGTCACTAGCCGTGTAAAAGTGTGAGTTGTTTGAAGTATTGTAGAAACGATACAAAGCTTCATGCGATCCATCTCCATTATCTGAATATGCTTTGTACGCAACTCCCTCATAAGCAAAATTAGATAAACTATTGATGATGTTATCGCGCTCTAATTCACTGGCTGTATAAAAATGGGTGCCCGTTTCAGTGTTGTAGAACCGGAAAACATCAATGTCACCCGAACCGCTGCTTGCAACATCGAACGCATTGCCCTCATAGACAAAGTTCGGGAGTGTCGTTGCGATAGCATCTCGTTCCGCTGTCGAGTTCGTATAAAAATGAGAGCCGGTTTCAGTGTTAAAAAACCGCCATACTCCGGTCGCATGTTTTTCAGCAGCGTCGGGATAGTAGGTCGCTCCCCAAAGTGTATTTGAAAATTCGACCTCTCGGGCGAATGTTGTCACACCAGTGTCCACATCTATGGAATAAATGCTGTCGCCAGCAAACCCGAACAAACCTGCAGGCGTATCAGCCAAACCAAAAAGACTGCTTGGCGTATTCTCCACCACAGTGGAGACAGATAGGGTCGATAAATTCAGCAATTCCAGCCGGTTCGCTGACGTCGACAAAAACAGATTTTCACCGTTGATAAATATATCGCCTGATGAACTGGATGAAAAATCGGAAAAAATGAGTGTGGTTTGTGCATTTGAGATATTGATCTCGTACACGCTACGACCTGAACCGCCATAGAGCTTCCCGTCTTCAGAGAACTCGAGAGAGTTGAATCCGCCTCCAGCGAGTGCACCAACGTTTTTTGCAACAACATATCCATCGGAAAAGGAGAAAGTGTATAGATTTGAAAACGTAATTCCGTAAAATTGACCGGTACTGCTAATCGCAATATCTGTGAAGACAACCGACCCTGTTGCTAATACTTCCGCAGCTCCTGTATTTATGTTGTAGTAACCAAAATTACCGCGACTGTCGCTGAAATAGCTGATAGACATTTAACGCTCCTAGAAAATTATTTTACTTGCAACGCCTCAGTTTTGGACTTGAAATTGAATAATCGTAAAAATTTTTAATCGCGCTAAATTAGCTTGTCCACTCGAAATTCGTTTTTTATCTGACAGCCAACTTTCTGAAGCCCGGGGTTATGGCAGATTTTGCTAGCTTGGAGAAAGAAGCTTCCATAGGCCCCAATGACCGATTTGTCTGACGATGCAAAGGCGATTGCCGCTCAGTTCCACACTCAGACTGAGATGACATTCAAAATGATCGAGGCACGGCCAAGCGACCGTTACCAAGCTGGTTTGGACGAACTGGTGAAGCGCAATTTGTTGACCGTGGAGCCATTCAATCAATTCGGCGGCTTGGTCTACAAGAAAGTGCCGGAAGCCGACTATTCGCCATACATGAAATGGTTTTGGGAAAATCCTGAAAAGGGCAAGTTTCCGATCACCACGCCAATCAGGAAATAGAGGCCCCCTAACGGCTGTTGCGGTCTGTTTCGATCCTTGAAAACGCTTCGCGCAGATATTTTATGTCGGCACGGATCTCCGTCACCAGGGTCACCTGATTCAAACGATCGGCGCGCCGCTCCAGCTCCGAACGCTCCAAGTCAACAATCCTGCGCTCAAACTGGTTTTGAAGCGCTTTAATCTCGGCCTGGATTTCGGCTTGCGTTGTCCGGACCTCGATCCATGCCGTCGCACCGACACCGATCATTCCCAACATGGTCAATATATTGCCGAGCGAAATGTCCGCGCGAAACTTCGGCCGGCGATCTTGTGTGTCGCTCATTCCAACCCCGCCTTTTTGAGATCTGCCCGAAACCCGTCATGCCAGGCGGCACACCGCCGGACGCGCGCATTGGCCCGGCCGAGCGCCTGGTCGGTCTTGATCAAGGCCACATCCATCGGCTCGCCTTCGCGAACGCCCGAACGCTCTTTGCGTCGGCAGTCGGCCGGCAGGGCCGGATCCGGCTTTGCCTCTGCCGCCGCTTTGCCCAGCCGGTCGCCGGCCGAGGTCGCACGGTCCTCAACGGTTGCGCAGCTGCTCAAGAAGAGCAGGACCAACAACAGCATCCACGGTCGATTCATAGTCTTCCAGCTCCAGTGCCTGGCGGGTCTGTAAGGCCTCGGCCTCTTGCAACTGCCGTTGAAATTGAAAGTTTGCGGCTTCAAGGGCCGCAGCGCGGTCCTTGAGCACTTTTAGCTCCGCCTTAGCGGCCGACAGCTCCACCCGGGACACAAGCCCTTCCTTGGCGGCTTTCACCGCTGCGTTTTTGTCGAGGACATGAAACCCATAGAGCCCGATCGCCAGAGCCAGAACGGCGAGCGCGATCTTGGCCCGGCGCCGGCCGATGGTTTTTTCGATGTAGGTTGAAACAGCCATCCAGATCATTCGGCATATCCCTCGGGTGGCATAGGCGGTTGCATCTGCCGGGCGCCCTGCCCCCCGATCGGCAGCTGTTTTGCCGCCGCATCGAGCCCGAAGGCAGCAACGCCGAAACCGAAGATCGGCAAGGCCAGCAGCTCAGCCCACTGATAAGCGGTCGTCTCGCCGCCCGTCAGCAGATCAAAGATGCAAAGCAGCATGAGAAAGCCGAACATGATGACGGCCACTTCCCGCTTGAAAGTCTTGGTCATTTTCGATGATCTCCTCACAGCCGGGCGGCCTGGACGTGCATCCAGTCGAAGTTGCGGACCCGGCCGAGCGACAGCCAGCCTTCGGCCTCCCACGCCTGCCAGTAAGGGATCACATCATCCAAAGAGAGCCGCGCTTGCGGCCGTTTCCAAGAAAGCCGGTTGCGCTCCGGATCAAAGTCGATCGCAATGCCCCAGGAGTGCATGGAATAGCGCGAGCCGCCGCGCATCCGGCGCACGTTCAAGGATCCGCCGAAGAGATCGAGGCCGAGCGCCTTGATTTCGCGATCGGAGTACATCCCGCGCAGCTTCTCAAACACACGCACGGCAGACGGTGCGACCTCTTCATGCAAGGTCATCTTCCGGATCCGGACATTCTTGTCCCATGCAAGACGCATGGTCCAGGGCACCTCGATCTGGGTTTGCCGGGTGCCAACGTCCCCATAGAAGGCGGCAACATCCTTTTGCCGCGGCCAATACCCTTTGCGGCCGTCATCGGGTTCTTGCTTGTCGCGATCCGGAATGAAGCCTTTTTCTTCAAAGGCAACGCTGGAAGAGGTGCGCCGCAACGCCTCCACCGTCGCCTTGTCGGCTTGCCCGGTCACCGGCAGATTGTTGGCTTTTTGAAAACTGCGCAGCGCGTAGAGCGTTACAGGGCCGATTTCGCCATCGATCCCGCCGCAGGCAAAGCCATGAGAGGTCAAGCGGCTTTGCAACCACTTTTTAAAGGACATGTCCGTCTCCTTCATTTCCCATGAAAAAACCCGCCGAAAAGGCGGGCTGTGAAAGAACTCGAATTGATGCGACGGGTCTATTCCGGCCCGTCGCCGAGACCAGAACCAACGTTGTCCAGGTTCAGCCCGCTGCCACCGCCAGCAGCCCCATCAGCGCCGCCAGCTCCCGAGGTACCCTGAGCGCCGATCGGTGTGTCCGGTGCGTTTTTCGATTTCCGGCTGTCTTTACCGGCACCGCCGCCCGGCTGTTTCAACTCAAGCGCTGTTGTCGACCCGCCATTTCGATCCGCCTTGTGCGTGACCGTCACGATCCGATAAGTGCCATCAACACCGGGCCGCGCCCCCTTGAGCGCAAACATCGCTTCAGCCTGCGCTTCCGGCGTCAAATCCAGCAGCACGCTGCCCTCCCCGCCTTCGCGCTCAGCTTCCCGCTTGCGGGCTTCTGCTATGTCTTTGGCCTGAGATTTGTCTGCCGCTTTGGAGCGCACAAAATTGACGGCCTCGGGCAAACCGCGATCAAGGTCAATATCGACCTCTTCAGTTTTGAATTCGGCAGCTTCCCGATCAAAATATTGCACCTTGGCCTTTGTAAAACTGCGTCTTCCGGCAAAAGGCGCAATGTCCCAATTGATGACATTGCCCGGCTGTTTTGCGCCTGCGCGACCGGTCACGGCGGGCAAACCGGCGTCCACACCGCGCTTTGCAAAAACGGCCTGAGTGTTGCGAATTTTAAAGGTTGCACCCAACTCCCGTGCGAGCCGTTGACCGACATGCAGAAAGCTTTCGCCATCGGCAGCCAGATAAGTGCGCGCGATCGATGCAAAACCTGGGTCAACCTTGACATCAAGCCCGACCTTGTTGCCGAGCTTTTTCAGGAAATCACCGATCGTGCCATCATCCTGATGGATCTGCATCGGCTGCTTGATCTTACCGCGGCTGTCAAACCCCTTGGCAGACACGCGCAACAACCGGCCACCACCCCGCGATCCACTTGAGCGAACGGTGTCGACAACACCGCTGAACACCAGAACACCATTGAGAAAAACGAGCAGAGATGCACCTTCTGACGGCAGAGCCAATTGCCCGCCCGTATCATCAAGGGTCAGCGCGCAAGTGTCAGATGCGCTGCCCTCCTTGTCTGTCACCGTGATGTCAATCAGAAACGGGCGCATCGATATGGTCATATCCTGACCATTGACGAGCACCTTCCAGTGCGTTTTCCAATGAGCCACCTTGCCCCCTATCCGAACAGAGTGACGACTTCACGAGCCGCAAAAGGTTCTTCAGGAGGGAGATCCGGCACAATCACGCTGTCGCCCGGAACCAAGAGAACGCCCTTGGCCGCAAGCCCCGGGTTGAGTTCCAGCATCTCTTCGAGCAGCTCTTGCCCGCGCACACCGTGGATGCGCCACAACAAAAGATCGGCGGTTAGATTGTCGCCTCTTACTGGGACCGTTTGCGGCATGACACCTAGTTCCTGAATGCATCGAAAAGGTTCAGCAGCCCGGAAATCACCGACGAGGCCTCATCGTCATCTGGCTGAACCTTTTTTAAGGTGATGGTGTATTTGACGGAAAAGCCGACACCGTTGCGCAACAGATCCCGGTGCGTTTCGCTCATCTTGGTGATGGCAAAGGTGCCCAGGCGGACACCATCTCCACGCATCACTGGAACACGGGTTCCGGACATGCGCATCTGGTGGGCTGTTTCCAGTTCGGTCAGGCCTCCGATTTTCGAAGGTATCAATAGCCCTGACAGGGATATTTCGTCTTTGCCCTCACCTGTGAACTCCGAAGGCGCGAGCCCGCCGATTACGGGCTTTTCAGCATGATCCGCTGTGCTGTTGCGGGTCACCTCGTCCGCATTGAACGGACGGGTGTCCATAGCCAGTGTTCCGATCATATAGAGCATTAGGGTCCCGCTGTTTCGAGGTCGGCCTGAAGACCTTGCATCTCTTGCTTCATCCGGCTGCCGAGTTGCTGAACGATCGCATCGGCGTTCGAGGCTTCATGCACGACAACGGAGATATCCATGTTGATTTGCGGCGGGTTCGGATTGGTGACGCGCACCTCTTGAACCCCGGACGGCTTTGCCGTCACGGCTGAGTCACCGGCCAATCGGACCGGCGGCGTTCCAAGCAATTTGACGCCGCTGTTGCCACCCTGATCCCCATTGGCATTCAATCGTTTCTCAAGATCACCGAGAACGTTGAAAGGCTTCATCGGGTGGAAACGAGCGTCCGTCTCCTTCTTGTCGATGAGTTGCTGAGTGGCGTCAGGGCGCCTCGACGGTCCTTGAACCGGACCAAGGTCCGGACCTGTCAGGGATTTCAGCCAGGACTTCGGAGATCCGACAGTGCTCTCAAGCCACCCATTGAAGGCATCACCCCGCCCTTGACCTTGTTTGACAAACGCCAGCAGGTCTTGCTCGTTCTGAGGGATGGAATCAATCAGCTGATAGGCGTTCCACAACGACAGAACACCACCCCAGCCCATGAGGCGCGGGCCAGAGGTGCCTTTGCCCGGCGCAGTCGCTCCCGCCTTCCCTGCAGGCTTTTGCTTACCACCAGGCGCAACAGCTGCCTTCTGAGGCAGATCCTTTGCCGATTTCCCTAGAGCGCCCGTCGCGCTTGCAAGGGCCGCAACACTCGCAGCACTGCCCCCGAGTTTGACGAGCCGTCCCAAGAAGCGCAGCAATCCCCATGCAGGCTTGATCCCGGAGAGGAACAGAACCGCTTTTCCAACCGCCCTCACCGGCCCGGCAATCAGCGCAAAGCCGACAGCTGCCGCACCCAATGTCGCGCCCCATCCAGCCAGGCTGGCGACCAGGGTTCCGGCACTGCCCGGGTCCAGCCCAAAGAACACTTCGATTTCGCCAACGGCCCAGCCGACATCAGCCCCAAAGCTTCGAAGGTCTGCGCCCATCTGGCGGAACTTTTCGAAGGCGGCGCCCATCCGCTCAACATCTGATGTCAGCTCGTCGGCGCGGCCGAACACCGAATCCCACATGCTGTTAAAGGCATCGGCAACATTGGTGTCGCCTGTGAAGCCCAACCCAGTGACAAAGCCCTGCGCCTTGGCCCCGATCGTATCAAACACCGTCACCCGGCTGTCGAGCGTGGCAAAGGTATCGGAGAGCTTCTCGGAAAATTCCGTGATCGGAGGGAGCACATTTGCGCCGAACTGCGCACCGAGATTTGAGAAGACACGGCCGAGGCGCTGAAGTTTTTCCTCGCTGGTGTTGGCGAAGATCTCGAATGTCCTGTCAACCGAGCCGACATATTTGCTGGCATCACCCAGTTTTTCCAACCGGCCAACAATCTTGTCGATATTGTTGGCAATGGCGGCGGCATCGTCCTGGTATTCAAGACCAAAGAAATCAATCAGCAACCCGGACCGGCTCTGCGCATCCATTTTCTTGACGACCTGGAAGAACTCCTTCATCGCCACGACAGGCGTCTCGAAAAACTTCGCCTGCAGTTCCTTGGAGTACCCCTTGCCGGCAAAGCGATCCAGCGCTGCAACGGCCTTCTTGCTTTTGCTCAAGCCTGCCAGCTTGGCCATCATGGCATTCATGCCGGTACCGGCCTTGGACGATTCTATGCCGATCTCATTCAGCGTAGCGCCAAAGGCAGCCATTTCCTGACCGGTAATGCCAAAGGTTTTGGACGCAGCTGCTGTGCGCAACAGGAAGTCAATCAGGCTCTTTTCCGAGGTACCGGCACTGTCCGCCGTGTAGTTGATGGCATCAGCCAGGCCCTCAAGTCCGGGCATATCCAGGGCAAAAGCATTTTTGAGCTTCGACAGGCTATTGGCGGTCTCTGTTGCCGCCATGTCGAATGCGATGCCTGCTTTATTTCCAAGAACAACAAACCGCTGCAACTCACTGTTTGCAATGCCAAACTGACCAGCTTGCGCATAGAGTTTGCCGATCTCGGTGGCCGCCATGCCGCCCTTGAGGTTGGAGAGCTTGCGGATCTGATCTTCAACCCCTGCCAGTTCATGCGCAGTCAAAGTCGTTTTCTTGGCAACATCCGCCATGACGGTTTCCAGCCGTAGCGCACCGCTGACCGTCTGGTCATATCCCTCCCGTACACCGATGTAAGCCGCACCCATTGCAAGGAGGTTGCGTGTGGCCCCCAGGACCGGCGCACTGATCCGTGCCTGAGTTGCGCCAAAACCGCGGCCTGCCCGGTTCAATCGCCCCAGCGCACCCGTGGCATTCTTGGCCGGACCCGAAATGCGATCATGCAATGTCGCAATCAGGCTGCTCTTTTGAACGCTCATTCGGCGTTGCCCTTCATCCAGGTCATGACACGATGGATCGCCTCTTGCTCGCGCAGTGCTTCGCTCATGGTGTATCGGGCGACATCAGTGCGGGGCGTGGAGGTAAAATGCGCGATCAGGACGGCGAGTTCCCGCCATCCCTTTTTTTCAAACTTGATCTCGGCCAGCTGGCTCCAGCTGGTTAGCCGTTTCCCAGCCAGGGTCCGGCTTTACGCAAAATCACGTTGTAATCCCGCGCCTTGATCTTGCGAAAATCGCCCTGAGTGATCCCGCAGCTGCGAGAAAGCGTTGCGACAACATGGGCGTTGGTACCGGTTGAGGTCTCCTCGGCGAGGATCATGTCGTCGATCGTCGGCTCATCAAACGTCAGGGTGCTGATCGTACCGCCCCCATCCTTTTGAATTGGCACAATGAGAGTATGGGAAAACTGAGCGCCCTCATCTACCGAGGTGGTCTCAGCGGCGGTGTTTTGGTTCTGGTTCGATGACATTCAGATGGTCTTTCAATAAAAAAGGCAGGCCAAGGCCTGCCGGTTGCGGGGATGGAGTGTTTCGTTCGGCCGATTAGGTTGGCAACCCGGCCGCGCGCTTGTGCGGCGCTGTCAAGGAGATGCCGTCCTTGCGGATCTCGATCTCTTCTTCATCTGCATAAAACCGCTCAACACCATTAAGAGAGAATTCATAATGGGTGACCTCGGTGAAGACGTGCGCGGCGATCTGGGCCTCACCCGTGTCCAGATCCCCCATTGCCCATTCGTTCAAGACACCTTCGATAATGACCCTTGCAGGGATCACCTCATGGGTGTTGTGCTTCTTGTAGGAACAGCCGAAGGTCCACCGGTCCGTTAGACCCAATACGCTGAAAATTTCATCGTCTGGCCCATAGGTGTCAAAGCCCGGGGCGAGCGGCTCAATCCTTGGCATGTTCGTGTCCACGGACATGGCGCCACCGCCCGGGTTTCGATTGACCGTCATGAATTTGACAGGCGGCAGGGTGATTTTGGACACTTTCAACGGACGGCTTGATCCGGCACGCTCGGCAAGGCGCACATCCATCATTGTCAAAGTTAGTGCGGGATTCATTGTCTTTCCTTTGTTACTGGAGAGGATGAATTCTCATCGAGTGCTGATCAGGCGGCCTGGCTGAGGCGGGCGATGATGTCGTTGACAAGCCCCTCAACAGCCGGGCGGTAACGGCGGATCTCATGGCTGGCGAGTTTGAAGACCGGAGCCGGTTCAATGCCGATATCGACCTTCAACGAACCAAGACGGATTTTCTCAGGTGAGTTCTGATTGGCCTTGAACATCTGGTCGCGGGGCGTGTAGCCGAGAATATTGTCGGCCGCCTTGTGATCGCGGAGGGCAAAAGCCAACGAATTGATCCACGCTTCAACACCGTCAGCGGTGATCCGCTTGCCGAGCTTCTCACGCGTGATCTGCATGAATTGGGTCACGATGTAGTCCGTGCCGCGGACCTGGTGCGCTTGCTCCCAAAGCTCGCCAGTCATCGCATTGTCGGTACCGATCAAACGATAGCCGCCATCTGCCACGGCCCCGTCCACACCGGCTTCGCCTTCGGCGACAATCGCCACGTTGGCGGCCAGCATTTGCTGGCCTTCGACAGAGCCGTCCAGCATCGAGAACGGGATCTTCCGCGACAAACCAGCCAGACCGAAAATCGGCTGGTTTGCAAACGGGTTGAACGGCAGCCCCTCGTTTTCGTTGTCAACGCGCATCATGATGCCGGCGACCCGGGATCCCATCGGCCGGGTGACGATGCTCTCGCCTTCCCAAACCCGGGCAGCTACACCGATCGGCATGACACGCTCCGACCCCATGGTTTCGCGCGCATCAATCGCAAGGGCGCTCGATGTGTCATCAACGTCCACCGGCGCAAAAGCCAGGATCTTGCCAAGATTGGCTTCAAGGGCCGCAACAACCGGGTTGGTCGTATCAAGATCAACGCGCCACGCGGTCCGTCCGGCGCGAACAATTCGCGGCGTGCAATTCACTGCGGACGGGATGTCTGTGATCGAATTGATAACCTCGGCGATAGCTGCCGAGGTTGCGGCAACGTCCGCACCCTCTGGAACACGAAACACCGTGATATCGGCACCGGCATTGACGCTGTTCAGCTGATCATTGATTCCCTGAACTTCCGCCCTGAGAAGCCCCGTTCCCAGGGCCTCGACCGCATCGGTCTCGCTGCTGGAAAATCGCTTGGGGTCATCTATCGGAAACTCCGTCGGGGATGCACCCACGGTTTTGACCAAAGGGTTTCATCTGGCGACCCTGATGGACTCGGTGAAGAAATGCCTGGCAAGCCTGTCCGCTCAGGTCCGCTTTTATAACAGCGCCAAGGCGACCATGCGCGCGATTGCCGTGCGCCGGAAAGATGGCGGCGACGACTATGTTTCCGGCCTCGACCTTGAGGCCCTGCGCCTGCCGCTGCCGAACCTAGAGCAGGATTTCGTTATCTACGGCAAACCGGATGCGCTGCGCGCCGTCGCAACGGCCCTTCATAGCAGAGGCTGGCCATCCAATGGCCCGGCACCGCTGACCGAGCTTGCGCAGGAGCTGGCAGAAGCCGCCCTCAAGGATTGGAAGGATCCGGATCGATGTCCTATGCAGCCACCAGCCTGATCCAAACAACCGCACCCTTTCTCCTGCTGCTCATCGCTGGTCTTTGCCTGGCCGCAACCTATATCACCGTGTCCCGCCACCAGAGACCTGGCGACCACAGATCTTCCCGCATCCCGTCTTTCGGCAACTGGCCGGACGAGGACAACACCGATGTAAAGGTTCCCGACACAAGGCTCACCGGCGCCGGCTCGTTCCTCCCAGCCGCAAAAGATGCGCAGGTGACACTCGGCCCTGACTGCCCCTCCAGGGCGGCAGGGCCGCTTTTCTTTGACGGGAAGGACCGCCGGCCATGAGCAAATCTGCACAGCCCCCGGCGCAGGTGGCGCGCATTCGCCGGACAATCCGACAGGCCCTGATCGAACAGGAAAACGCGGCACACGATGCAAAAAGGCGTGGCGATACGCTTTTGGCGCGCGATGTTTGCGCGATCGCCAATGCTCTGAAAAACGCTGCCGAAATGCGCCTGAAACCGCACGGCCCCATCAGCGATGACGGCGGCCCCAACTGCGGCACCAGCCCGGAGAAGGTGAAGACACCCACCGGGCATCCCACACTTGAGGGCACAGGACCATGAACACACGCGCCAAGTTCAAGCAGGTGGACGTCAAACGCGCAATCAAGGCCGTGGTCGACGCCGGGCAACCCGTGCAAGAGATCGAGATCACGTCCGAAGGCACGATCCGCATCATCGTGAACAACGACAACAGCCTTGCAAAGGGACCGGAGCCTGACCTCTAATGGCAGCCATGCCCAAACGCCGCCTTCCTCATCTTCGCCGCGAGAAATCAAGACACGGGCGCGTCAAGTGGTTCTTCCGCCTTGGCGATGGCCCGCGCATTCGCTTGCCAGATGAATACGATCTCGATCCGGGCTCTGAATTCATGAAGGCTTACCACGTAGCCCTGACCGGATCAGACGCTCCGGAGAAACCGCGGTCACGATACCCGCAAAACACCCTCGGGTGGCTGCTGGACCAATATGAACAGAGCGCGAAATTCGCCGCGCTGGCAACAGCCACACGGCAGAGTTACGGTTATCAAATAAAGGCGATCAAGGGAAAAAGCGGCAGTGTGCGATTGATCGATATCACGGAACGATCGATCCGCCGCGCCCGGGAAGCAAGAGCGTCCACGCCAAACGCGGCGAATGCGTTCTTGAAAGTCATGAAAGTCGCCTTTGCCTGGGGTATGGAATCCGGCCTTCTCGATGACGTGATCAACCGCGACCCGGCAAAAGAAGTCAAACGCATCGATATCAAGACCGAGGGTCACCACACTTGGACCATCGAAGAAATCGAACGGTATGAAGCCCGCTGGGCTCTTGGCACAATGGAGCGGCTGGCCCTGGATCTTTTGGCCTGCACGGGGTTGCGCCGGGAAGACGTTTACCAGATCGGCCGGCAGCACATCAAAGGCGGCGAGATCCATGTCCGCACCAGTAAGACGGGCGGCTGGATCTATCTGCCCGTTCTGCCGGCGCTGCAGGACTCAATCGACGCTACCAAGACCGGCGAATTGACACTTCTGCTGAACACAAAAGGGCAACCGCACTTGAACGGCAAAGCCTTCGGGAAATGGTTTGGCAAGGCCTGCGAACGCGCGAAGGTGCCAGGCCGCGCGCACGGCATGCGCAAAGCCGCGGCAACACTGGCGGCCGAGCGCGGCGCGACAGTCCACCAGATGATGGCTATTTTCGGATGGGACAGCGAGCGCATGGCAATCCACTACACCCGCAAGGCAAACCGGAAAAAAATCGGCTTGGAACATGGCGAGTTGCTGGACAGAAAATGAACAAGTTTCGCCGCACCCTGCGTTAAATTCCGCCGCACCTAAAGAAAAACCCCAAGGAAACTGCGGTGTCGCAGCCCTTGGGGACAGTCTGGGGAGGAACGACCCTCATCGTTCATGAGAAGATTTGGGTCTGCTAGGTAAGACTTACAAGGCAAGAAAACGTGAGCCCTGCGTGACCGATTTTATGCGGAGAACATCAATAGCTTGATCGCGTCATAGTCCTGAACGCCGCCGCCAACCCGTTTTGTGGTGTAGAACAGCACATAGGGCTTTGCGGAATAAGGATCGCGCAGCAGGCGCACGCCCATCCGGTCGACCACCAGATAGCCGCGCCGGAAGTCGCCGAAGGCAACCGCGGGGGCGTCATTGGCAATGTCCGGCATGTCCTCAGCTTCCGTAATCGGGAAATTCAGCAAGGTCGCCGCCCCGTCCACACCGGCAGGCGGCTGCCACAGATAGGTCCCGTCGCCGTCCTTCAGCTTGCGGATTTCGCTCTGGGTCTTCCGGTTCATGACGAACCGGCCGTTTTGCCGGTAGCCGCTCTTCAAGGAATAGATGAGGTCGATCAACGTATCGCCAGCATCCGATGCCGGAAACGCTCCGGCCGCGCCGGTGGGCATCGTGCCAAGCGAGCCCCAGGCCCAGCTGTTCTCAGCAACACGCGGTGCCTGAAGGAAACCGAGCGGCTTGTTGACGCCATCACCATTGACAAAGGCCGCTCCCTCCTGCTCGGCAAAGGCGGCCTCCACCTCTTCTGCGATCCACTGATCCATGTCGACCGCCGCATCATCCAGCAGCGTCGATGTAGCTGCGGGCATCGCATAAAGCTCCATCGCCGGAAATGTCAGCTCCGCCAGTTGCGGGCTGTTCGTCTGCGGCCGGGCGGCGGTTTCACCAACCCATCCGGATTGCGGGCCGGTCACCGCGAAGGGCTTCTTGTAGGTCGAGGATGAGACCTGCCGGATGCCGGAAATGGCCCGGATGGGAGAAACTTGCGACAAGCGCCGCATAATCCCGGCTTCCGTTTCCTCCGGCACCAGATAGCCACCATCCGGATCAGATCCGGCCGACAGGGCTTTGACTTCCAGCGGACGCAAGGGCTGTTCCCGGCCGGAACGCACATAGGTCTCAAAGGCCGCTTTGTGTTCCAAGGCTGCCGATGTCATCTGCCGCCGGCCCTGCCTGCCGATCTGAGGACGGCGGCTTTTCAGGGTCAGATCGTCCAGACGTCTTTGTGTTGCATCGAGAGCCGCATCCAGCCGGTCGAGTTTTTCCAGCGACACAACATCCGCGCTGCCCCGGCTTTCAATTTCCGCTAGGCGCGCGTCGTTGACGGCCCGGTAGCTTTCAAAGGTCCGGAAGAACGCGTCGAAGGTCCGGGCAACGTCATCTCCGCCTGTTGCATCGGTGGTTGGAGCAGCCGGAACCGGCGGCAATCCACCAGGCATGTCCGCCTTGGTTTCCAGCGGCAGGTCATCGGGCGTCCAGTCGGAAAGTCCTGTCATTATGCATACTCCCTTGATCCAATGTGCGGTGTGCGTGAAGTTGGCGAGTTCGAAAGTGGTGTCAAAAGCCGGACCCGAGCCTCGTCGACTTGCGGGAAGGTGACGAGGGAAATCTCCCAAAGATCGATGTCTTGCAGGATCCGGCCCGATCCGCGGTGCGGTCTACGGGCGGTGCGCGCCTTGAAGCCGATGGAAAGCCCGGAAAGAGCCCCTGCCCGAATAAGGCTCGACGCCTCGAAGGCTGCAACAACGCCCGGGGCGAGTTCCCCTTCGGCCCATAGACCGTGTTTTGTTTCCATCAGCCGCGTCCAGCGTCCGAGCGGGCGTGCCGGATCGTGTTGCCACAACAGCGCAACACGTGCCGGCGGACGCTGGCGGAGGCTGCGCCTGAACGCTCCGGGCAAAACCGTATCGCCAGCCCCGTCTGCCTTGCCGAAGACGCTGGCATAACCGGCAATCCGAACTGGGGCACCTGTCGTTCCGGCCAT